TATAAGTATGAAAACGTATAGAGCAAAGTTTAATCCAGATGCAAAGAATGTTTACGGCGTTTCTTTAGTAGAGAATCCAGCAATGGAGGGGGATTTTATTCAATTTTCTAAGCAAGAGTTACAATTTGCGGATGTTGACAAAGACAAACGTAGGGTAATGGGTTTAATATTAGAGCCTAATAAACTAATATATCGTAACCAAAACGGTAACGAATTTAATATAGTCTTTACAGAGCAAGATATCGAGAACGTTGCTTATAACTTTCAGAAACAAGCTAATCAAAATACATCAACAATAGAACATAGCAATCAAAATATAGAGGGCGTTACGTTTGTAGAAACTTGGTTAGTTGAAAATCCTAAAGTAGATAAGAGTTCAAACTTTGGTTTTTCATATCCAAAAGGTAGCTGGATGGGTGTGATGCAATTAGATAATGACGAAGTTTGGAATGATTACGTAAAGAATGGTAAGGTAAAAGGGTTTAGCATTGACGCTTTTATGCAATTAGAAGAAGTAAATTTAAAATCAAATATAGAAATGAGTGAAATTAAAGAAGATAGCTTAGTCAATAAAATTGTTGAGGGTGTTTCTGTAGCTTTAAAAAATGTTTTCTCACCAGAGAAACCAAAAGAAGAAGTTAAGGAAGTGGAGTTAGCAAAAGATGTTGAAGAAGTTGTAGAGGAAAAAGTGGAATTAAAAGAAACCGAAATTAAAGAAGTTAAGTTTAACGATGAAAGTTTAGCAAATTTTATTGCTGAAATTGAAAAGTTATTTAACCCTTTAAAAGACGAAAACGTAGCTTTAAAAGAACAGTTAAAAGAAGTTGAAACTAAACTAGCAAAGCAAGAAGAAACCTTAGTAGAGTTGGCAAAAGAACCAGCGACTAAGACTATCAGAAAAGGGAACGACAAAGAAAAAGATTTCAAGGATATGACAAACCTTGAAAAAATGGAATGGAATCGTAAAAACAAAAGATAATGAGTAAAAAAGATACTACAAATCCATTTAATGCGGGGGTATCATATAAAGACTTCTTATCAAATGTAAAAGGAAAAATTACAGTAGATAGCTTACTAAAAAAACATAAGTTATCAGATGAACAAATTAAGTGGATAAAACAAGAACTAAAATTAATAGAAAAATAAAATGGCAGTAAATTATACGGGGGGAACTCAAAATCAACAAGAATTAGCGAAAATTCAAAAGGAATTATACGCAGAATCATTTACAATTAGAGATGGTCTAATCGAAGTAGATGAGGGCTTTAAATCAGGAGCAGACGTTTACGAATCTAGCGCAGAGGTAACAGCATCAGCATTTTCAACTGCGGGTGTAGATTCAGCAACTGGGGATATCTCATTAAACGCAAATAAAACATCAGTAACTTTAAGCACTTTTCAATTTGAAGACCAAATTGACGAAAACGCTTTAAAGGGTACACGTTTTGAGCGTTCAATGCAAAGAGGTGCTTTTAATATCGATTCAGGTGAATTTGATAGAGAAGTATTAATACAAGTAGCACCAGCAATTGGTGAAACTATTGAGAATTGGATATGGAACGGTGCAACTACTGCTCAAAAAGCATTGATTGCAGGTTTAACACCAGGAGCGGGACAAGGTTCAATTTCAGCAGGAGCGCAAACTTTAGCGGCTGCAATGCCTACAACTCAATTTAATAGTTTACCAGCAACTATTTTATACAACGCTTCACAGGCAAAAGCAACGCCTGGAGCAGGTTTAGGTGACTATATTAAAGTACCAAGTATTGCAACGGTAACAGCTGACACAATTGGAGCAGAATACCAAAAAATGTATGCAATTACACCGAGTAAAACCATTAATCATATGGCAGAGCCAAGCGAAATTTTTGCGCCTTTAGCTGACAGACAATTGATTAAAATTGCTAACAACAAAGTAAGTGCAACAGCGGATAACAAAAACTTTGTAATCGAAGGTTCAGGTGCTAGTGAGGTTATTACTTACAACGGACACAAAATTAACTTTGTGCCATTAGTAGGGTTTAGAATCTTTGCAATACCATCTTATTTGAAATTATTAGCAGACTTAACTTCCGATGTTTCAGCATTGAAAATTGGTGAGGTTGCTAACGGTGCAATGAGAAGATACATTAAGAATGTACAAACTATGACTACTTGGGTAGTTGGACAGAAGTACATTACTTTATACGGAGGATAGAAATACTAATATAAAGGGTTGTTAATTCAGCCCTTTTTTAAAACAAATATATAAATGGCGTGTGATATAGCAATCGGTGCAAACCGAGCAAAAGTATGTAATAATTTACAAGGGGGGACTGAAGAGTTTTACTTCTTTAATTATTTAGAAGATGCTTTCACAGTCGTAGCAGGAGAAGCAACAGCGGTAAATGCTGGGCTTACAACAGCTTATAAGTATGTCATTCAAGGCGATGGCAATACTTTTACGCAATCTTCGGTAACGGATGCGAAAGTAGGAACTAAAGTTAATACACAAACTTTAGTAGGACAATTAAAACAAGTAGATGCAACTACAAACGTAGAACTTGATAAGTTAGCAAGTGGTACAATCGGCGGAGTTGTAAAAGATAGAAACGGAAAATATCATTGGTTTGCAAAAGATAGTATTAATGTAACAGCAACAATTGAAGCAGTTACAGGAGGTGCAAGAGCAGATTTTAACGGATATAACGTTACTTTAGTGGCTGAAACATTAGAGTTAGCACCTATTTTAGATAGTGCGACTGTTACGGCATTTTTAGCATTAGTGGCTTAGATTGATTAAATATTGAATTTTAAACCTCACTTTAATTAGTGGGGTTTTTTATTTTATAAAAGTAACAATATAACAAAAAATAAGTTATATAAGTAATGAAAGTACTTTTACCAAATAACGAAACTCATACTATTAAGTTAATACCAAGATATACACCTACTGGGGTGTTAACCCTTAAATTAACTAAAGAGGGATATAATGAGATAACAGAGCAAGTACCTACATGCACCATTACAAACGGTGTAATGTCGCTTACATTTGATTTAACAGGGGTAAAACAGGATAGGTATGTAGCTGAACTTTCAAAAAACAATGATATTGTTAGTCGTTTTGATTTGTTTTTTACAGACCAAAATACGCAAGATTTTAAATTAACAAAAGATACATTTATATATGTCTAAAGATAGCGAAATAGTTTTCGTAGGTTTTAATAAGTACACGAAACAACCTATAAAAGAAGATGACTTTAGAAAGTGGGTAACTAACGGAAAAGATAATGAAAATTATAAGTTCATTATTGATATGTATAATGGTAGCACCACAAACAAAGCAATTAACAACGCTTATATAGATTTAGCTTATGGGCGTGGTTTAGCAGTACACGATGATGATGAAAAGGAAACAAAACTAAAAGAATTACTAGAGTATTTTCCTAAAAAACAACATAAGCCTGTTTTAGTTGATAACCAAATATTAGGGGAGTTGGCTTTTCAAATTCACAGACAAAGAGGCAATAAAAATGCACTAGCTAAAATAGAACATATAGCAAAGGCAAATGTAATACCAAGTATTGAAGATGAAGACGGTAACATTCGTAGTTATTGGTATTCGGCAAATTGGCAGAAAAGATTTGAAACAAAATATATTCCTGTTGAATTTCCAGCGTTAGGATATGCCGAAGATTTTAATTTTGAACGCCCTGAAATTTATGTTGGTAAACCTTATGTTATAGGTACAGAATATTTTGCAACACCTGATTATGATGCGTGTTTACAATATGCAAGTATAGAGCAAGAAATATCTAATTTTTACGATAGCCATATTAAAAATGGTTTATCATTTGGAACTATTATTAACGTGCCAAATTCAGCGCATTGGGATAGTACGCAAAAGGATAAATACATAAAAGATATAAAAGGGCGTTATGCTGGTAGTAGTGGAGCGGGTAGAATGGCTTTTAACTTTAAAGCAAATGATGAGCCTGATACATCTATTGAAAATGTAGAAAATAATACGGCGCATAAGCAATGGGATTTCTTAACAAAAGAGGCAAGTTCTAAAATTATAAGTGCGCATAAATGTATGTCGCCTATGATAGTCGGTTTAGGTTCGGCTAGTGGGTTTAGTTCTAAAGCGGATGAAATGGATATGATGGAGCAACAATTAATGAAAAGAGTTATTGCACCAAAGCAAGATTTCTTTTTAGATTGTTTAGATGAAGTTTTTGAGTATTTCGGTTTAGAGTTTGACGCTTATTTAAGACCACTTACAGAAATAGAGGGCGAAGATGAAGAGAAAGAAAAGGTAGATAAAAAAGACGTGGTAGAAGAGGTTGAAATGTCTAAAAAAAAAAGTGAGTTAGATATTTTTCTTGAAAAAGGAGAAATTGAGGATTTAGAAAACTATAATATTGTTGATGAAAATGAGGTAGATTATAATGAAGAAATACAACTTGTTAGTACAGGAGTAGCACGACCAAATAGTAAAAGTTCTCAAGATAATGACGATATCGTTATACGTTACAGATATGTAGGTAATCCGAACCCTGAAAGACCATTTTGTAAAAAAATGATGTCAGCTAATAAGGTTTACAGAAAAGAAGATATAGAGCAGTTAAGTAATAAAGTTGTAAATGCTGGATGGGGTCCTAATGGGGCAGATACTTATTCGATATGGTTATACAAAGGCGGTGGCAATTGTCATCATAAATGGAATAGAGTAATTTATTTAAAGAAAGGTAAAACAGTTGACGTTAACAGCCCTTTAGCGCAAATGATAAGTACAAGCGAGGCAAGGCGTAGAGGTTATAAAGTAGAAACAAACGACACAAAAGTAAGTATAGAGCCAAGAAATATGACTAACAACGGATTTTTAAAACCAAGATAATGGCTGAATTAATTTTTATAACACCACAAGAAATGACACAAACCACTATTATAGGTGGTAATGTCGATACTGATAAATATACGATGTGTATATTAAACACGCAAATTAGAATTATAAGACCATTGTTAGGTACGGAATTATATAATAAAATGATAACTGATTTAACACCAGCGGAATTTTTAGTGCAAGATGGTAACGAACAAAACATAAACGATGGCAACGGATTAATTATAGCTACTTTACATACTGCTAATTTAGTTGAGCCTTACAGAACTTTATATTTTAATTACATTAAACCAATAACAAAATACGAGGCGTGTTCGGACTTTGTGGCAATTTCGCCTTACACCTTAAATAACGGTGGTTTATTTAAGAATAGCCCTGAAAATGTTCAAATCGTAGAAAAAAAAGAGGTTGACGCTTTAAGTGAGCGTTATTCAAGTATAGCGCAAACTTATATAAATGATTTTGATAGGTGGATTGAATTAAATAAAGATAATATTCCAGAATATAATTTTTTACAAGACGGTATAAAACCAACGGACACAGACGTTAATAATGGGTGGTATTTTTCAGACGATATATAAATGGATTATAGCAGAGATATAAAATGTAGTAACAGTCAAGGCGGAAACGCTAAGATATATCTATTCCCTTATGTAGAGTATTTAGACAGCGAAATTACAGTAGTTGATAATATTTTAACAGCTTTTCCTTACAATATCATTTATGATATGAACGCAAATAATATAAACTTTAATATTGATGCTAAAAGCGATGTAGATATAGAATATTCTGAAAATATTAGTTTCCAATTAAGGAAACTTTCAGAAAAAGATAAGTTCAAAGAATACTTACAACAAGATTACAGAATAATTATAAAAGATAATAACGGAAAAATAAGACTATTTGGGTTACAAAATGGCTTGTTTGGTAGTTATAAAGAAGATAGCGGAACGAATAGAAATGAGTTTAGCGGGTATTCTTTTAGTTTTGAGGGCAAAGAAGAAAATACAGCACCTTATTTAAGTGATTTGAGTTTATTTGGAATAATGAATTTAGAGGGCTTACTATTACAAGACGGAAATAATAATTTAATACAAGACGGAAACAATAACATAATAACAAACTAATGGCAGAAAATACAGTAAAATATAATCAATTAACACCTAAAGCGGAATTAATATTAACAGATTTATTAGGCGTTGCTAGTGCGGATGGCGTTTTATATAGTAGCACTTTAGAAAAACTACAATTCTTTTTAAGCACGTTGGATGGCGTATCATTCAAAGGCACAATTTCAGCGGGTACATACGCTACTAAAGATGCTGGATGGTATTTTGCGAGTAATACGGGAAACTATGTTATGGGTAGTACCACAATAGCAGTTGATGTTTCAGATACCCTAACGATTATAATTGTACCAAGTTTTATAAATGATTCATCTAAGGTTGAGATTCCTATTAATATTACTATTGATGCAGTACCTACGGATGGAAGTACAAATGCAGTTGAAAGTGGTGGTGTTTTTGATGCTTTAGATTTAAAAGCAGATAAAACAGAAGTAGATTTCTTAGAAATTTATAATAATTTTAATACATCAAAAAATAAAGCTGTTTTAATCACAGAGCCAACTTGGGTAAATGGTTCTATTGTAAAAATAACAGGCGGTAATACTAATTATAGTATTGTTGCAAATGCTTCTTGGAAATATGTTAAACAAGAAATACCAACAGGGGTTAATAGGGTTGATGTTAGAAAACAATATAGTAGTTCAGTTACTGGTTTAATCTTTGTTAATGTTGATGATAATTTTATTATAGGTTACCCAACAGTAAGTGATGATAATTATTTAAGAGAAAGTTATACAATTCCAAGTAATGCAACTCATATATATTATTCTTATGTAGAAGATAATATTGCGACAACACCTTTTGATTCAATTGCTTTTTATCAATCAGAAGAAGATGTAAATGCAAATGCTATAATTGAGAATACTAATTTAATTAATAGTGAAGCTATTGTAACAGACGCCTTGCAAGATATTC